TCTCGATTTTTGTATCAAGATTTACTGTGAACGAGTACGGACCTAAACCAATTCCTTGTGGTGTTGCCATGATTGCCAGTGGTTTGGATACCACATAGGTATTGGCTTTGGTTTCAACTAATCTAGCAATCAGTTCGTCGCCGTTGAATGTTTTGATAGTAACAGTGTCGCCATCCTTCATTGGTGCTTCAATAAGCATTAATCATTTCTCCACATGTCATGTTCTTCAAAGTATTTTTCTAATGCGTCACATCCACCAATCAGTGATCCATGTAGGATTATCTGCGGTACTGTTCTAGCATTGGGTGCTGCTTCCAGCAACTGTTCCTTGGTCCACGGACCAGTGCTGATGTTTCTTTCTTCGTAACGAATACCTTTGCCATCCAGCATACGCTTTGCTTTAACACAATAAGGGCAATTGTCTTTGCTCCATACAACAGTTTCACTCATTTACGTTTTTTCCCAATCTTAGTTGCTCTACGTGCCGCTGCTTTAACTTTTGCAGGACCGCGAGGTTTGCGAGGTTTTCTCATAGACTTAGCCCTTTGAATGTATCAGTGCCAACGTCCTGCTTGGTGCCGCCGCTGACATAGCTGGTGATTTCAGTTTCTTGTGGAGCAACTTGAACATCTGCGCCACTGATCCACTTCTGTGTCCAAGGCAACGGATTGGCTGCTGGAACTTTGTACGGACATGGAAGATTTACGTGACCCATACGTCTTGCACAAATCCACTCAATGTATTCGTTTAGCAACTGTGTATTCAGTCCGATCATTGATCCGTCTTTGAACAAATACTTTGCCCATGCTTTTTCTTGATCAACTGCATCTACAAACATCTTAATGCATTCAGCTTCAGTTTCTTCTGCAATTCTAGTGTAGTCAGGGTCATCTTTTTTAAGAAGTTTCAGCAACATCTGAGTGCTTGCAAGATGCAAGTTTTCATCACGTGCAATCAACTTGATAATTTTAGCATTGCCTTCCATCTTCTTGAGTTCAGCAAATGCCCAGCTACATGCAAAGCTAACATAGAAACGAACGCCTTCGAGAATGTTCACACTCATAAGAGTAAGCCACAGTAGTTTCTTTAGTTCATAAAGATCGACTATAACAGTCTTGCCGTTGACTGTATGTGTACCTTCACCAAGCAGATTATAATACATGCTGGTTTCAATCAAGTCATCGTAGTATTTTGAGATATCGCTAGCACAATCAACAATTTCTCTGATGTCCATCATTTCATCAAAGATTTTGCTAGGGTTGCTGTAAACATTGCGAATGATATGTGTGTAACTGCGACTGTGAATGGTTTCACTGAACGTCCAAGTAGTGATCCAATTTTCAAGTTCTGGCAAACTAACAATAGGACTAAACGCTTCAACTGGTGCACGGCCTTGAACACTATCAAGCAAGATTTGACGCTTTAGGTTTGACGTAAAGATATGCTGTTCGTGGTCGGTTAGAGCTTTAAAATCTTTAGCATCCTTGTAGATGTCAATTTCTTCAGGACGCCAAAAGAATCCTAGCTGCTTGTCTGTTAGTTGATCAAAGTACTTGTATTTTAGTGTGTCATAACGTTGGATAGTAGGGCCGCCCGTTGGATCAAGAAAGGCCAATACCTTTGTATGATCTGCACGGTTCTGAATATCAAAGACGCTCATAGTTTACCTCATTTCTATAGCAATTGTAAATTTAACATAACACAACGACTGTGTCAATTATATTGTGCAGCTTTCACACATTTCATCAGTGTCTGCTGCGGGTTCTTCTGTGTCTTGTATTGTAAACATCTTTGACACATCAATTTCGCCTTGACCGTCGTTGGTGTTGAAGTAATACAATTGCTTGCCACCGTACTTGTAGAACATGATAAGGTGTTGTAGCATAACACTCATTGGAATCTTTTCGTCTTCGAAGAAAATAGGATTGTAACTTGTGTTTACACTGATACCTTGGTCTATGTATTTTTGAAACACTGCCATGATTTTTAAATAGCCTTCTGGGCTACGCTGATCCCATAGCAAATCATACTTGTTCTTCAAGCGTTTGTATTCTGGAACAACCTGCTTGAGAACGCCGTGCTTGCTTTGCTTAACTGAAATATAGGCACGTGGCGGTTCAATACCGTTTGTAGCATTTGCAATCTGTGCTGATGTTTCACTTGGCATAAGAGCCATCAATGTGCTGTTACGAATACCTGTTGTTTTTAGTTGTTCACGCAACTCATCCCAAGGCATACGCTCACGATGCGGTACAAGTTCGTCCACGTCCTTTTTATAGGTTTGGTTAGGTGTAATTCCGTAGCCGTACTTTGTTTCCATCAATCCTGGTATAGCGCCTTGCTCTATTGCCAAGTCGGCACTGGCTTTGATCAGATAGTAACTCCATGCTTCTGCCCACTCATCAACCAACTCCAATCCTTCAGGTGTGATGTGTTGATAGCTGAGATTTTGTTTGGCCAGCCAGTATGCAAAGTTAATGATACCAACACCTATTGGACGGCGCTTTTCAGTGCTGAGTTGTGCTGCCAATATAGGATAGCCCTGGTAGCTCAGTAGTGAATCAAGCCCACGTACTGCTAAACGACACACACGTTCAAAGTCAGATGGTGTTTTCATATTGCCCCAGTTAATGGCGGAAAGGGTGCAGAGGCTGATTTCCCCCTCCGGATCGTTTAGATCATTTAATGGCTTGGTGGGCAAATCAATTTCTGCACAAAGATTACTTTGACGAATGGGTGCCAACTCAGGAATAAACGATCCATGGTCGTTTGCATTGTCTACGTTTTGTAAATAGATACGGCCAGTGTTCTTACGCTCTTCAATAAATGAACTAAACAGTTCGATGGCCTTGACTGTTTTTTTGCGTAGTCTTGTATTGCGTTCTGCTGTTTCGTATAGTTCACGGAATTTTGCTTGGTCTGCAAAGAACGCTTCGTACAATCCAGGAACATCGTTTGGTGAAAACAGTGTAATGTCGCCGCCGGTAATAAGTCTTTCGTACATCAGTTTATTAAACTGTACACCATAATCCATATGACGTACTCTAGTTTCTTCAGTGCCCTTGTTGTTTTTTAGCACCAACATTTCTTCAACTTCAAGGTGCCAAATAGGATAATAAATTGTTGCTGCACCGCCACGCACGCCACCTTGACTGCATGACTTTGTTGCTGCTTGGAACATCTTGTAGAAAGGAATAATACCGGTATGATATGCATCGCCCTTGCGTATAGGCGAACCTATTGCACGAATAGCACCGCCGCCAATACCAATGCCAGCTTTCTGACTTACATACTTGACAATGCTTGAGCTTGTAGCGTTTATGCTGTCAAGACTGTCGCCAGTTTCAATGAGTACGCAACTGCTGAACTGTCGCTGCGGTGTGCGAACACCAGCCATTACAGGAGTTGGCAAGCTGATGTCATGTAGGCTAATTGCATCATAATAGTCTTTTACCCAACGCAGACGTGTTTCCTTAGGATAGCTACTAAACAGTGTAGCAGCAATTAACATGTAACACATTTGCGGAGTTTCAAATATTTCACCTGTTACACGATTCTGTACAAGATACTTTCCGCGGAGTTGTTCCATAGCAACATAGGTTAAGTTCTCATCACGTTCGTGTTTGATGTAGCTGTTGATCTTTTCCCACTCGTCATCGCTGTAGTATCCTAGCAAGTCCGGATCGTAAAACTCACGTTCGGTATTTTTGATGACCAACTCTTTTATGTGGAATGGTGTATAACCATCATAAACTTCTTTGCGTAATGCGTAATTGATCAGTCTGCCGCCAACATATTGATAATTTGGTGTATCTTCGCTGATAAGATCTGCTGCGGCTTTGATCAGTGTTTCTTGGATCTCGCTGGTTTTCATACCGTTAAAGAATTGTATTTGACTTTTTATTTCAACTTCGCTTGCGCTCACTCCTGTAATATTTTCACATGCATAAAACACTACCTTATGCAGTTTTTCAATGTTAAGAGATTCTCGCGACCCATTGCGCTTAGTGACATAAATCATCAGTTTTTCCTTTTCTTTTTCTATTTGATTGAATATTTATTGAGCTATATCCAGCTCGTATGTTTTTTCGATTAATAAGGTTGCAGGCAAATCATTTTTTAAGAGTACTCTATTGGGGGCATAACCTATAACGTTGTTGTCAACGAACAATAGGTATTTTGTTTCAGACTTATTTTTATTGGTACAGATATGTATCTCAAATTTGGAGTCGGAAAACCTTGTAGTTAATGCTAATGTGTAAAAAATTCCCAATAAAATAGAAAAATTGCAATACTTGTTTTCGTACAACAACATCCACGGATCCAACCACGACAACTGATCATAGGGATCAACTTGTATCTTAACCAGTGGTGCACGATTATAAAAATCAAGTATGTCGTCGAGCGGTGTGTTGGAAGTTTCGAGCTGATTTCTAAAATCAACCCAGGCTGCTAACCTTTCTTCATATTTTTTATCAAACATATGTTATGCTTTTACTCTTACGTTGTATAATAAACGGTCTGTAGATATTGACGGTAATATGTTTTGAACCAATACTGCAACAGTATCGTACCCAAGAGTTGAATCATCCAGCGGCGGCAAACGATTTGCAGTTCCATAGTTAACAAAACTAGCAGTGAATGTTATGTCTGACGCACGGGCAGTGTCGCCTACCCATGTATAGATATCATTGACAACCAATGCAGCGTCAGAGTAATTGCATACTACTTCTAATGTACCTTCTCTAACACAATCATTTGTTTCTTCTGTATAGATGTAATCTATAAAAATTGTGCCGTCTTGTACTATTGGAAACTTTAATATGTTTTGCGCACTCGGACGATATCCGATTGTGGTTTCGCTGTAGTAAGAATTACGATAGCTTGTTCTACCTTCAATCTCTGGAATATATTCTACACCAGCATATAGGTCAGCTGAAGCGTTTGGAGTAAGCGATTGTGTTCTTGCAAAGTAATCCAAGTCGGATACGTTGGTAGCAGTATTAAATGTAATGTTAGGATACAATGCCAATGCAGGTGAACCTGCATCGTTTCCTACATTATAAAATTTGTTACTGTAACTCAAGTTGTATTCGCCGTTATCTACGTTGATACCTTGTTCGTCAATGTAGTCAAAAGTACAATTCTTAATTGTATTGAACAACGGTCCAGTTAATTGTCCAACAGATCCTAAAATAAATCCGTTATCAGTTAAGCCAAATGAAACACCTTGTTTACAATTAATAAATTTTCCTTTTTCGAACACATTGTCTCTGATATCAAAATCACTATACACACCATAGTTAAATCCGTCAATCTCAAAATTAGAAAAAATGTTGTCGTTGCAAGTTACTGCTGTACTCAACGAACGCAGGTCAATTGCTCTGTTTTGTCCTTCTGTGTCGCCGGTTTCCCATAAACTTGAAAAAGAAATATCGTCAAATATGCTGGACTTTACATTGAACAGTTGCCATGCAGGATATGCTACATTGTTGGCACGGAATGTTATACCTGATATGTTGAGGTTACGAGGCTGATTTAATGCAGTATCCAAGTCGTGCGACTCGTAATCGCCCGGAGTGCTGTCACTGTTTACAGTTTCAAGCAAAGAGCTGGTTGTGCTTACAATAATGGTTTTGTTTTTTCCTGCACCAGCAAGTGTTACATACGAAGACACTCTCAACGGAGCGGTGATCAAATAAGTGCCAGCAGGAATATACAGCGTAACTCTGCTGGAAGGATTTATTTTAGTAGCTGCATTAATGAACAATTGATCAATTGCTCTTTGTAATGCTGCGGTATCATTTGCAACACCATCGCCTACTGCTCCAAAACTTGTTGCAGTAACAAAGTCATCCAGGCGTTCTTGCAAGGTTCTAGCCACAGGAACGCTTGAACTTGCACCGGTTTGTACAACGTCTGGCTTGTATATGTATTGTTCCGCTAATGTAAAAATACTATCGTGCTCTGTTAATACTTTTGTGTTACCAACAGCAGGAGCACCTTCGCTGACACTTCCGTTTCCAATATACAATTCTTGTGTA